TTTTTATCAGCGAGTTCCGCGTTGAGTGCCACAATGGCCGCCTTATATTGCTTGAGGGTGATGAGCCCCATGATAAGCTGTGCCATCAATTTCTTTTCTTCGTCGGTCGCCTTCTTAAATGCCGGACTCGTCACCTTGAGCTTATTAACGAGGTCCTGGGCGGATTGTGCGAACGCTGATGTCGCCGTCTTGGCCTTCTTCTCCGCGTCCGCTGCCGCGTCGAGGTCCTTGTGGATGCTCTCAAGCCCCTTCGCGTAAGCCTTGTCGGTGATGACCCCGGCCTTGAGCGCCGCATCGAGTTTCTTTTCGTCGTCGATGGCCTTTACCATCGCCGCGTGCATCGGGTTATATCGGTTGATGATGTCCTGGGCGGCCTTCACCATCTCGCCCTGCGCCTTCGCTGATTTGCCTGCCTCGACCCCAACGTCCTTCATGGCTTTGGCGTTCGCGGCCATTGCCTTGTCGTAATCGCCGATGCTCATGGCCCCGGCCTTCCGGGCCTTCGTCAGGGTGTCCTCTTCCGCCTTGAGCTTCATCATCGCGCCGAGGAGCGGGTTATATTTTGCTACGATGTCGGCTGCGGCGTCCCCGAGCTTTTTATATGCGTCCGCCGCCTCCTTAGCCGCCTTGATCTCTGCCGCCGTTAATTCGCGGACCTTATTCCCCACTTGATTAATCTTCGTGGGAGCGCCCGTGAACATATCCACGAGCCCCTTAAAATCAATTCCAAAAGCCTTCAGCATCGGGGCCGCCCCGGAAAAGGCTTTTCCCATCGCGCCAGCAGCGACCCCCAGACCCGCATTGACCTTCGCGGCATGATCCGCCTTCGCGGACTCCAGCTCCAACATAAACGCCAATAATTTCAGGCCGTCCGAGAAATTTCGGATGACCGGGAATCTCTCAAGTTGTCCAAGAAATTTCGTAAACGCGCCGCCCGATACGAAATTCGATATGGCTTTATTGAGGCCGACAATGGCCCCGCCAAGTCCTTCAGTTGCGAGCACGGCCTTCCCCGCATCGGTCTTGACCTCGTCCCAGTTTTTGGCCAGCTGTGTCAGCGATCCGCCGAAGGTCCCAACCTCTTTTGTCGAACGACCATAGAGTTGTATCAGCTGATCGAGAAGCGATGTCTCCTTTTGTTCTGCTGTAAGATTTTCACCGACACGAATCCCAACCCGAGCAAGCGCCCCATAGTTCCCCTCCATCGCCTTCGTCACCATCATCGTGGCCGAATGGAGGTCTATTCCCATCGTAGAGGCGAGGCCCATCGCGCCCTTCGTCGCCCGGTCAATCCCGTTTTGATCGAGGTCCGTGAGCTGGAGGAGGAGCGCCTGGCTCGCCTCGACCTGCTCATGCGTGAATAGCGTGGCCCTGTGTTGCTCTTGGGAAAATTTGAGATAATGCTGGATATTCCCTTCGACGGTCCGGCCCGTGAGTTCCAATGCGGCTCTCAGATTATTCTCTGTCTTTTCTTCCTCGATAGCTCCCTGGATTGCATCGGCAACCGCGTCCTTGAGCGCACCAATCCCTTTCCGTAGCGCAGAGGCTACCAATGTTCCGGCTGTGAATTGGGCGAAGAGACTACCGAAAGGCCCGCTGGAGCCCCCGGCTTTGGCCGTCGTCCCGGCCGCCTGGTTGATGGCGCCGTCGAGTTCCTTGATGGACTTCAGTGCACCAGTAGCGTCGCACTCGACGATATAACGAATATCCGCTCCGGCCATTAGACTATTCCTTCTCCTGAGCCTTATTCCTCCGCTCCGCCGCGACGGTCTGGAACATGAGGTGGATTGAGTTCAACGCAGACAACGCCATCCGACGCGCCGGGCCCCGAAACCCTTCCCGGCGGAGTTCGTCGGCCACGATCCCGGCCTCAAGCGTGAAATGGTTCACGACCTCGCAATACCAATTCCAGATGCCGAGTTCGAAGGCGCTCAGTTTTGCCGCCATCGCATCAAGTTGGCAGTTCACGCACTCCGCTGTCGATTCGCCTATCTCGTGCCGGTGGTCCTCCGGCTTGAGGACCGATTCCCACCACTCGGCGTAATAGCCGAGATAGGCATTTAATTTTTTAGGAAGTTCTCCGGGTTCCCCGCAAACTCTGCAAGCGCTCGCACGAGGACCGAGGCCACCGGATCGACCGGCAAGGTCTCACCGTCCACGACCACTTCCGGCTGTTTGGTTTTCAGGCCGAATAAAAGCGGGAGATACTTGTCCTTCGTCTCCCGCGTGCAGGGGAGCGGCGCGCCGCCTTCCGTCAGATCCCAGTCGCGGATCGCATCGGCAACCGCCCGCCGGATCACGTCCGAGATTCGCGGAGGGCGCGTGCCGTCCCTGGATTCATTAATGTAATCCTGGACCGCATCCAGTGCGATGAATCCGACTTTGAACGTGATCGAGATGGGTTCGCCCGTCGTCTCTAATTCGTAGGTGACCTCAGCTTCCGGCTGTAATCTTTTGATGTCCATGTGTTTCTCCTTCGTCAAGCGAGATAGTCTGCCGTCCTGGTATTCATCACTTGGCAAACTACCGGGACGGTAGCCGCCATGTCCGTCGGCGCGGTATCCGCCGTCACCCCGCGCAGAACGATCTTGGCCGGGATGATCTTCGAGTCGGCATACTCGACGTCCTCGACGATGAGCCTCGGGAACTCGAACTTCAGGTAGTAGTTGTAGGCACCCTGAATAGCCGGACCCGTGATGACCAGCTCCGCCTTTTTCTCCGCCGCGGCCGTCCCTGCAATCCAGTCGGCGAAATAGGCCGCGTTTACCGCGTCCATCCTCGGGAATTCCAGCGTCAACTTGACCGACGGTTTGTCGTTCTCCACCGGCTCGACGATGATCTGGGCACCGGCCACGTGTTCCGAATCCATTTTTCGTTCGATCTCCAGCGTAAAGGACTTGGGTCGAAGAATATCCGTCGATCCGTCAAAACCCGCATGACCCTGGGGGGTCATTTGAAAGACGGCTTGTTGGAACTTCGCCCGGGCGTGGGTATTGCCCGTAACGGTCGTCGATGTGAAGGCCGCCGGGAGCGGCGAGGCGTCCGTGACCTCACTCCCCCGCAGGTTGAAAGCCGCCTTGATGAGTCCGCCACTCAGCGAGAACGTGCCTTTCAGCACCTTGAACGTCGGGACGGTGTGGATGGCGGTGAACTTTTCCGTCGCATAGGTTCCGAAAAGTCCGACGGTCGAGTTGGCCAGGACGAAGGAGTGAAGATAGTTGAGCCCGGCACCGACTCCGGCGCCATCCGATGTATAGGTAGCCTGTCCGGTCAAGTCGGTGTGAGCGAATCCGAGTAAGACGCCCTGCCCTTCTGCGTTGTGCGACCCCGAGTGCCAAAGGAGTTCGAATGCTCCCGATGCCGCGATGGTGAACTTCCGGGTCGCTTCGACATAGGTGACTGTGTAGGCCAATGCTCCGGCCACGTCCAGTTGTGTTTTCATCTCTGCGGCAAGGGCTGCGCCGGTATAGGTTCCATTCGTGAGTGTAGCGGGTAATTCACCTGCGCCTTCCGCAAGGTCGATGTGGTGGTTCGCGTTGCTCACGATGAAATACATCCCCGGGACCCCGGCTGCCCCCATCAGCATCGCCAGCAGGAGGTTCTCCCGCCCGTCCCAGCGGTAGTCGAAGTCGAGCCCGAAGTCCGACGGGTTGATGACTCCGACGTCCAGGTTCCCCTCGAACGCCGAGGCCGCCTCGTCTTCCATCATCTGCACCGCCGCCTTCGGCGATCCCGGGTTCAGGGGCAGAAACCCCATCCCGGCCGCGTCGGTATCGACGGCCGTCCCCCATGTCCCGGCCTTCTTGACCGCCGCCTTATTTAGCCTTTTCTCAATGTCCGCCATGTGCGTCTCCTTATGCGACCAGGGTAGCCGCTCTCGTGTTCGTCAGGTAAATAGCCGCAGGCAATTTGTCGGCCATGTCCGTCTGTATTTCGTCCGCAACCGCGCCCCGCAGGACGATCTTGGAGGGGATGATCTTGCTGTCCGCGTATTCCACGTCCTCGATGATGAGATGCGGCAGATGAATGTCGAGTTCGTAGGCATGGGCCGCCTCGATGACCGGGCCCGTGATGCAGATATCGGCCTTCTTGTCGACGGTGATCGGGAGTGCCGTCCATGCCGCAAAATAAGCGGCGTTCACCGCATCCATGCGCGGAAACTCCATCGTAAGTTTCACGCTCGGCTTATCGTTCTCGATGGGTTCGATGATCTGCTGACTTCCCGAGGTATGCTCCGCATCCATCTTGCGTTCAATCTCAAGCGAGAACGATTTCGGCTTGATGACATGACCCGCGCCGAGGCCCGTGCCCCCGCCCGCGACCGCGTAGTCGTTCATCCTGAACATGGCCTGCTGGAACTTCGCCCGAAAGTGCGCATTGGCCGGGACCGTGACCCCCGTAAGGGTTGCCGTCTCGGACGTGATGTCGCTTCCCCTCACGTTGAACGCCGCCTTAATCAGCCCGCCGCTGGATGACAGCGTCATCTTGAGCACCTTGAGGGTGGGAATCGTGTGAACTTCGCTAAACTTTTCGGTTGCGTAAGATGCGAACAATCCGACCGCGGAGTCCTTCATCGTGATCGTGTGCTGGAAAGCCAGCACATCCTGCACTTGTGGGTTCGTGTCGACACCCATCAGGAGGCCGAGGAGAATATTTTCCAGGCCGTCCCATCGGTAATCGAAGTCCAGACCGAAGTCCGAAGCCCCCCATGTCCCGACATCCAGGTTGACGTCGAAGGCCGACGCGCTTTCGTCCTCGAGCATCTGGACGTTCCGCTTCGGCGAGCCGGGGTTTAACGGCAGGATACCGTTGCCCGCGCCGACCAGGCCCGCGACCACGATCCCCCATTTCGACGTGTCCGACTGAACCTTGATGGCCGCCTTGTTTAACCTTTTCTCGATATCGCCCATTTTGACCTCCTATCTCGATGCCTTTTTCTTTGCCGGACGGGATTCGGTTTTCGATTCCCGCTCCGGCTTCACTTCGACGGCATACCCGTCCCTAACCCATGACGAGACGGCCTCATCGGGAACGCCCAGAGCCGCCATGTCAATGATGTGTCCGACCCTGAACAGGCCAAACTCCGTATGCTGGTCGCTCTTTGCCCATTTCACTTTCATGTCATACCCCCATGACCCCCGCGATTGAGACCCGGACCTTCTGATCGAAAAACCCGAATCCGTCCAGGCTCAAATATCCGTCATCCGTTTCCGGACTCTCTTCGATTCTGACCTCCACGGCCAGAGCGCCCAGACTCCCCGCCGCCCCGCTCCGCGAGTCCGCGTCAATAGCCTTCCTGATGTCGGCGATGCAGTTCTCAAGCCTTGTTACGGTGTCGATGCTGTCCTTGACGATCCCCTTGACCGAAATGTAAAAGTCCTCGGTATATTCGCTTTCGTCACCCGCCGCGCCGCTGAGTTCGACCTTGCCGCCGGAGCCCGTGAAAACCATGTAGGTCGGGAAATCAACGGCCTCGGCCCAATGGACGAAGCGCTTGACGACTGCGCCGGGCGTGTAAAAGTAGGTCGCGCCCGTCGAGATGCCCTGGAGGACCGCGACGATGCGGTCGATGACCTGAAGGCGCAGAGGTGCTGTTGGCATTATATTACTCTCACGATTCTCGCATCATGGACGGGATGACAATAAGAACTCCCATTCAATGTCTTAACTGTGAATTGAATCAAATAGAGCACTCCCTTCGTCCCCCCGTGCATCATCTGCATGACCTGTGGGCCGGAAATTCTAACGTCTCCATCGAGCACTAATCCTTCCGGTGTTACGGTTGCTGTCGCCGAGATAATCGTATTCACATCGTCTACGTCAGGCGGATAATAATAAAGGCCAACCTCCCATTTCTCGGCCACCGCTTTTTCGACGATTAAATCACTCATTCATAGTCTCCTATACCGGAATCCCCGTACCCTTTAGCCAACGTTTCCGCGGGCGATGGCTGACGACTGCCTGTGCTTCGTTCCGATGCGTCAGGACTACGGGCTTGATTGTCCGACCCCGATCCGGGCTGAAAGCCAGCTCCTGTCCGGTCTCCTCAATCAAATAGTCCGGCGAATCGGAGAACTGCTCTTGATAACCCTTCTGAACCTCAAGCAAAAACTCCAGATAAAACGCCGCCTCATCGGAGAGTTGCGTCTGATAGCCCTCGTCGGCCATGAGCGCGATGATGCGGTCGATGGTCGCTTCGTCGGATACCTGGGTCTGAACGCCCTCTGCTGGGATTAGGTCTGTTGCGCCGCCCTCAATGCCGAGTGTCGCCTGATCGGAGAGCTGTGTTTGCGCCCCCTCTTGGGCCGCCAAGATATGCGTTTGGCTCAAGGACGGGCTATCCGACGCTTGCCCTTGGTATCCCTCAGCCGCTTGGAGATAATGCGTCTGCGTCAATCCTGGCGCGTCTGACGCCTGAGTTTGCGAGCCTTCGGCGGCGGCAAGGTGATGCTCCTGGCTGAATGCCGGAGCATCGGACACTTGCACTTGCGCCCCTTCCGCCGGTGCTAAAACATGAACCTGAGCGAGCGACGGAGTATCCGAGGCCTGTGTCTGGACACCCTCGGCGGGGATGACATGATGTTCTTGGCTTAGGGCAGGCGCGTCCGAAAGTTGAGTTTGCGCCCCCTCCGCGACGATGAGGCTATGAATCTGGCTCAGCGCCGGAGCGTCCGATATCTGGTCCTGTGCTCCCTCCGCCGGGACGAGCGGAATTACTTGCTCGATCGCCGGAGAATCGGAAACCTGATCCTGCGTTCCCTCATCGGCCGCCAAGACGAACGTCTGCGTTAATGCCGGAGTATCCGAAAGTTCGGTCTGATACCCCTCCGCCGCCGCGAGTTGATGCTCCTGCGTCAGAACGGGCGCGTCTGAAAGTTCTGTCTGATAGCCCTCCGCTGCCACCAGCTGATGTTCCTGAGTCAGGGCGGGTGCATCACTACCCTCTGTCTGATTGCCTTCGGCGGGCACGAGGTCGATCGGCAGAGCCGCAGGCGTCAGGGCTACCGCGTGTCCGCTACTGACGGCAGATGTGTAGGTGCTAGTCGAATGGGCGTCTATCGCATCCGTGCCTGACTTTACCCCGCTGAAGCAGGCCAGCGCGCAGTATGTGCTGTAAGCGACGGCATAGCCGAGCGTGATGGTCGCCGTCGGATCGGACCCGGAGCACGCGGTCGCTACGCCGCCCAAGGCATTACTGCCGATGATAAGGACGGTGCATCCATTCGTGACCGTCGGGGTGGGAACGGCGATGGAAGTCCCGGCGGCGTTAATCTGCTGATCCGCTACGTTGATCGGGCTGGAGGTATCAACGCCAAGCCAAGCCGCCATCTCCCCGCGGTTGCGCCCCGTTGTGCCGAGGGTGAAAGTGAAAGTCGTGGCATCAACGTCGGTCTGGACGGCGAATTTATAGAACAGGGCCGAGCGGGAGCTTGCCGTGTTGGACTGTGCCCCGATTATCGTCCAGTTAGCCGGGGGCGTGATGGTTCCGGATGTCGCCTTGTTGACGACATGCGCCAGCATGAAGTCGCCGAGGGCCAGGCCTGCGGGCTTCGTGATAATACAGTTCGCAGAATTCGCCCCAGGGCTGGCCCCGACGGATCGCAGCGTAATGGCCAAGAAAGCCTCTTACGCCACGTCTCGGATTTCGTCGATATCGGTCGTCGGGAAATTAACCAGGTTGCCCGCTGTCAGCGTTTGGAGCGTCAGCGTCCCGATGAGTCTGATGCTTGTGTCACCTGACTTGCCGATGACATAATGCGTTGCATCCCCGTTATGATCGACGCTGAATCCGTTCTGCGCCGCCAGGATGAGCTTCCGGCCCGACGTGTCCCCATTGTCCTTCGAAAAGTCTCCGCTCGTCAGGATGTGCGTCGCCAAGTCATAGGTCGAGGCCGCCTCCGCATACGTTGCCGGTTGCGCCGAGCAGATGAATAGTCTGTCACCGTTTGATGCTCCGATGATGTCCAGCATCAGGTCGATGATCGCATCTGGAATGAGTTTCGCCATGTTATCCTCCTAAAATTCTTTACGCTAATTTCCCTGCGGAACTACCCGCCATCATCTCCGCTCATATAGTTTCTGACCTCATCCCCACGGCTCCGCTTGCCATGATTTCGGCAACCTGAAGCACTACGTTGGGTTGCATCATCGCCGAAAGGATCGGCTCTTGTTTAGCTAAAACATTACTGAACCAACCGGAAGCTGGAATTTTCGATCCCGGATGGTGGACATGACGCAGAAATCTCGTGTCCGATCCGACCATGAAAGCCAGGACCTTTCCTGCTTTCGCCTGAATGAGATGGGGTTTCGTTATCCCACCCTTATCCTGAATGAGCGCATAGGGGACTGTTTTCTTGCCGCCAATGCCCGTTCCGATGGCAATTTGCCAACGGTTATCACCCGTAGCGATTTGGTAACCAACATTCCTTTTCATCATGCCCGTCTTTTTTTTCGGGCCGGATTTCTGCATGGCATCAGCCGAGGCCATGAGAAGTTTAACCGTGCTGGTCGTCCAATTCGTAGCTTGCCATTTGTGGGCCTTTGGGAGCATCTTCAGCGTCTGCGTCTTGCGGATCGCCCCGCTAAAATCTGCGCGAAGGCCTATTCCGTCCGTCATAAAATTGGCCGTTTGTATTTCGCAAGAATTCCCATCTGTGATTTCGTCAGTGCGCCGTCCGCATTGACCGAGCCGGTCGATCCGTCCGGGAACGTTCGGCTACTCTCCCCCCATTCCTGTTTCGTCATCGTCTTCCACTTCCGGGCAATCAGTTCATATGCTACGAGCACGATGTCCGCCGGGACCGTCGCGTAACCGGCCAGATAATTCACCGTGAAGTTCCCCGACCCCTTGTCCCAAACGCCCTCGTTAAGCTGGAGTGCGAAGCATGGCGGGCCGGGAGAGATGACATAATCCTCGTCATCGCCTTCCGTAAGGGCGACCGCATCCTTATCGACCACGGAGATGACCGAGATGATCGGCCAAGCCGGGAGAAACAATAGCGACGACCCGCGCCCGCTCGCCTTCCCTTCATCGCCGACTCGGTAGCCCGTGTAAGTCTTGGCTCCCGTAGAGTTGGCGGTATCGGAATATCCGCAAAGGTTCGAAATGTCGATAGCTTTATTCGTGCCCGTGTTCCACCGGATGGTAAAATTCGATCCGGCGGCGATGGTGAATGTGCCGAGTGTAGTTGAATAGACGCACGTGTAGGTGAATGTCTTTCCAACCGCGGCGTTCATGGCGGCGGCGATTGCCGTTGCCAGCGTCGCGCCCGTGTATGTGCCGATGGTCACGGTCCCAACCAGGGCGGCGCCCCCTTCATCGAAGTCGATCTTGTTATTCAAGGCGGTGACGACGAAAGACAACCCGGCCTTTGCCGTATAAAACGCCCGTGCAATACTGCACCCGATCTCGCGCTCGATCTGCTCGGACACGGCCGAGATGATCGCCGGGAGGATGGTGTCCCATTTCGTAATCGTCTCGCCCGGCCAGAGGTAGGTTTTGAGGTCTGTTAAGGTCACTAGGTCCGGCATGTTCAGCTCCTCTTTTTCTTGCCTTTCTTTGCGGGCGCTTCGATGACCTCAAGCGTGACGTTCGGCCCGACCTTGATCTCCGGGATGCGGTCCATCATCTTGTCTTCTTCTGCAAGCCCGCCCTTGAGCCAGCTTTGCGCCGTCGCCTCGTCGATATCGTCTGGGACATGCAGGACTGTCCCACATGGGACGAAGTTCCATTTGCTGGCAATACTTTTTAGCGTTCGGATACGCATGGGGTCTCCATTTGAGAAGTGCAGGGAGGGCCTGTGCGAGACCCTCCCCGATTTTGAATTACCTTATTGTGCGCGTGCTTATGCGCCAAGTTGCAGCATGAAGAACGTGGTGCCGCCGCCGGTCGTCAGGATGTAGCCGGCTCTCTGATAGGACACGTATGCGTCAGCTCCGCCCTGTTTTGGGGTGATGATCTCGCCGGATGCGTTGAAGTAAACCTCGCGGTCTCCCGGTGCACCGATGGAACCAGGATAGGCCAGGTTGTAGTGACCCATGCAGGGCCCCCACGTCTGAACCCATCCGAAGGTGCTGGCCGCGTGATGACGGCAGGGGAAGCCAACAAAGACTTCGTTACCAGCCGCCAGGGGAGCGCCCATCTTGGAATAATTGGATGGAGTGGCAGCAACACCCGTGACACATACGCTGGTCAACGGATAGTCGAGCCCCAGCGTGATGGTTGTCCCGCCCCCGCCCGCGTTGACCGTCGAGGACGTAACCCTCCGCCATTGGTCATGGTTGGTCGCTGACTGTGCGGCAGCCGAATGGAACAGGTTGACCCATCCGCCCTTGTAATGGTCAACCGCTCTCGCGGCAACGTCACGGATTACGACCGTCTTATCTCCGACAGCCCCGGCAACCAGATTGGTCGCCTCGTAGAAGCCATCGGCCGCATCGGTGTTCCTATCCACTACAGCATGAATGTCCGATGATGCAGCGAAGAAAAACCCATAGCGGTACACCCGCTCGCCGATTTGAAGGCGAGTACCGATGTCAAAAACCTTGACGAGACTTGTCTCATGGGGATCTTGGAAGGGTTGATCGATCAGTTGATCGCCATCCGAAAGGATGTAATCCACCTTGATCCCGCTTTTGAACCGTTCAGGAATATAGTGCGCGTTCATTTCATTCTCCTTCTTGCCGTGCGCTTACGGCTCAACCAAGATTGCGATGGCGTCGTTTCTGATGACCGATCCGCCAACGCGCCGCGACGCCAAGAACCCAACCAGGCCCGCCGTCGCGTAGAGTTCCATAAGCCGCTGGATGGTCATCCCGGCCCTGTCGATGATCCGATAGCCCGCCTTGAAGTCACCGAAGGCAACCACCCTCATGTTGGTTCCGGGAGCGGGGAGAGTGAACGTGGGCATGGAGTCGCACGCCACGACGCCATAGCCGAGCAGGGTGTTGGGCCTACCCGCCTGAATGGAGGGTTCCCAAAGGTAGCGGCCCGTGACCACGTCCAGCAATTGCCGGAGGGCCAATTCAATTTGTGAGTGCATGACGAATGTGGCATTTCTGCGGTACTGAGCGGGGAGCGTATAGATGAGGTCCAGCACGTCGTTCATGACGATGGCATTGGCTCCCGCGAGGGCATGAGTAAGACAGCCGGCGGCTGCGGGAAGGAACCCGGCAGGCTGTTGGCTCGCATGGCCCAAACCGTTGACAAAAGCATTCTCTTCCTCGTCGGCCATCTTCCGTGCGAAACTGTCCGCGATGATCGGCTCAAGAGAAACGTCGCTGTCGCTCAGTTCGTCCTTGCCGACCTTGGTCAAGCCTTCGAGGTCTTCGGCATACTGCCAGGTCTCAATCGGCACAAGGGTCGTGTCAACCGGCACTCCGCCGAGTTCCAGTTTGCCCCACCCAACCTCTACTTCACTGACCCCGCGCAGCCGGATGCGGTCACGCGAAATGGTGCGAGAAGAGCAAAGGGGCCGCATGACGTTGAGTTGAGGAAGCGCCCTCAAGATCTCCGCTTCGATCTCTTCGGGAACCAAGATCTGGCCCGTCACGTCCTCAACCAGGGCTTTGCGCTCCAGGTTGAAGTAGGACCGTGCCGCATCGCCGAGTTCCAGCACACCCGTCCTCATGTACTGGAAGAAGTTCTTCTTGTACTCGATCTTGCCGTCCTTCGCCTCCCCACCCTCGACCGAAAGGCTGGGCTTTTTCAGCTTGGCGATCTCGGTATTGATCTCGACCATGCGGGCTTCGATCTTCGCAGAGAACGCCGTGAAATCGGATGCCGGGAGCTTGCCTTCGATCTTCTTCTCGTTGGCCGCCCGTTCATCCGTCAAGAGCTTCTTGAATTCGTTCTGAAGCTCTTCTACTTTCTTGACAATTTCGTTGTCCATTAGAAATCCTCCATTGTCTAGTTTTTCCCGGTCTGCTCAATCAAGAGCCGCCAGGATTCGAGCAGATGGATAATCTCCGTTGTGCTCAGGTTATCCTTCACCTCCGGGATGAGATTGGAGTTGTCCGTATCTTCACCCGGCTCGGTGATTGCCGTTTTCACATCGTCCGCTACAGCCCCGGGGCACGCCTGGAATACACATGGCGAAATCTCCCAAAGCTTCACTTCTTTGAGCTTGCGCAGCCCGGTTGTCTTGTCGATCTCTTCACGAACGGTTTGAAAGCCGATGCTCAGCCCCGTAACCGCGCCCTGGCGCATGAGCGACCTGATCTCGCGCCCGCGCTGCACGTCGATATTGAGTTGTCCGCTGACAGCCAAGCCACGTTCATCTTCCGCACCTTCGATAATCCCGATGGGTTCCATCAGGTTGTGGCTCCAGAGCAACGGGAATTGTTTACTTTCCTTGAGTGACCTCTTGAAAGCGCCCTTCATCACGGCGTCCCCGTAGGTGTCGATAGCGTCCCAGATAGACGCGTAACCCGTGAATGATCCTTTCACCTCATCGATCTCATCGAGTGTGAAGCGAAATTCTTTGGTCTCGGTTTTTCTAGTTGTCATGATTACCCTCCTACCTAAGCGACGACCGGATACGTGCCGCAAAGGCAATTGCACACTTCCCCGGCACTGCCCCGTGGATCGCCCGGAAAGCCGAGCTGTTCTCCGCCGACGCTAAAATCGTCGTCCAGTGCGACCTCTTGGCCATCGGCCGCGATGTGCGATTCCCGACTATCCGGAACCATGGAGCACATCCAGCCTTTCAGCTCTACAAACTCGGTTTCCTTGAATCCCTCGACCGCGCCGTAGTTATCGACCTTCGCGCTCTCCGTCCTTGCCCAGAGCCGTGATCTCCACGGCCCAAGGTCGGTAGCTTTATCGCTCAAATTCTGCGCGAATTGCCCGACCGTCCAGTTTGAATCATTGGCCTCGTAGATCATCCGCTCGACAATCTCAAGCGTCGTCTCGCTCACCTTCGTCCCCGACTTGAAGATCATGTCCTTGAGTTTCGCGTCCTGAGCGGGCGTCATCGTGAAGACCCAGGATGTCGGCTTCTTGGGATCGCCCTTCCATGCCTGAGCCTTGAACTCACCGTCGTCGAATAGTTCGCCCTTCGAAGCCCTCATGCCCGCGTTGCCCGCACGGATGAAATGATCAATATACCAGGGCGTGAATGTCCGGGCATATCGCTTCGCCTCTTCCTTGACGTTGAATATATCGGCGGCATGAACGCCGCTCGTAGAGCCGAGCCGCGCGGCCTTCTGCCGGAGTGCATCGGCCTGGGCGTGGAGATAGCTTTTCGCCATCTGCTCGAACGACTTCTCCCGTGCCTTGACCCGCGCCTCCAGCGTCTTCCAGAGCCGCTCCTTGAGTTCGGGCTTGGCCCAGTATCCTGTGCCCTTGAGCTCATGTCGGCACTCTTGGCACTTCCCGCTCGCCGCTTCGAACTTGCCGTCGTGAGCGGCGCAATGAGTACGGGCCTCATCGGCGTCCCAAACATCCTTCGCGTATCGGTATGCCTGCTCCTCCCACGAATCACCGCCCTTGATGTGGCCGAAGATGATGCTGTATATCTTGCCCTCGTGCTTCCGCGTTCCCCGGCGCATACGGTCGAACTTCGAAGGTTCCTGCAGCCTACACGAATGTTCATTGGGGAATGGCTTTCGCTCCGGAGCGCCGATGGCCTGCACCTTGTCCTGATCCTCTTCGGGCATCGGCTCTTCATCGGTCCCCGGTTCAGCGTCCGCCCCTCCGTCCACAGCGCCCCCGTCGGCAAACGGCTTGAGTGTATCGGGTACGGGTTCGGGTTCAGCCGTTGCCTGTTCTAATGGGATCTTGCCGATTCCCACCAGGATCACGTCGCCCTCCGGTCCAACCTCATCATACCCCGTCGCGGTCCGCTTCTCGTTTATCGTTAACCAGTCAGCCGCCGCGATGTAGGTATACTGTTTTGCCCGGTCCTCTTGTAGCGCTTCGATCTCGTCCCGGTCATAATCGAGGTAAAGCCCATCGCCATAGAGCGGCACAAGCCAGGCGTTCAGTTCATCGCGCAGCAGGTCCATGAACGGAAGAATCGCTTCCATATAGAGCGCCTTCCGAGCCTCCTGCATATTCGAATAGGTCGTATTCTCGGTGTCGCCCAAGAGCTGTGAGCAGACGTCAAAAATCGTGCATATCTGCCGCATGATTTCCCGTTGCCCGACCGTCCAGTCGATGTCCTTCGGGTTCAGGCCCGTCGCCTGCCACGTGACACCGCCGTTAAAGATCGGCGTCGAGCCAGCCCCCTTATAGCCCGCATACTGCTCGGTGAACTTCGTGACGAAGGTATTGAACTGCTCTTCCATGAGCGCCGGGTCAAGCGTGATAATCCCCGACGGGCGCATGTCGTTGTCGAGGAGTTTCTTGTTCCACTCCATGCTCTTGTTCGATATGTCGATGGCGCGTGCCGCAACCTCAAGGCGCGACAGCCCATAGAAGTCGTTTGTCGGATGGAACTCCATCAAGTGCAGGATGTCCCGAGCCTCAAATTTCTCAATCGCGGCTCCGGGCGAATATTCGTATCGAGCAACAGGTTCCTTCCACGCCCCGGCAACAATCTTCATCCTGTCGGGCCTGAGCGCATAAAGAAACTCGGGCGGAACCGACGGAGCACCATGCACCTTGAGGATGTAGCTGTTCCCGGCCAGCAGGAGAAACGACAGCGCCTTCTCGATGAACCGCGAGCCGCCTTCGGATTCATTAGGCTTGGCCAGGAGCGTAAGTAACGGATGCTCTTCAATCTCGTTCATCTCACCGCCCGCCTGCCGCTTTCCGAGCGTCCATCCGATGCGCGATGCGCCTTTGGCAATCTTGGATACGCAGGCGAAGACGGTGGCACATGACTGATAACCCGCCCTCGTGAGGTTGCCGTAATCCCTCGGCGTCCAGATGGGAGTCCCGGGTCCGTACGTGCTGAGGATCGCCCTATATGCAGGATTGGCCTTGACCTCCGGCTTACGGGAAAATAATCGGGTAAATATATTCATCGTTTTTCCATCCTCACCATCGAATCCTTGCCACACCGGGAATAATTATTGGCCCTCCCACGAGCCAGTAACTGAGAGCAAGAGAAATTACGCAGTCATCGTGATACCCTTCGGGGGCCGCATAGTGCACCATGCCCGATGACCCGATGGCATACTCGAAAATGTCGAGTTCGTTCGTCTGCACCGGCTCATCCAGGATGCTGAGCTTCTTCTGGTCGAACCCGATCATCAGGGTCTCGATGAGCTTCTTCTTACTCTCAGCTGTGAACTTGTAGCCCATGACGTTGAGGCCAGCTCTGCGCAAGTCCTCATAGATCGGATCGCCCACGCCCGTCGCGTCCACGTTGAGCTTTGCCTTGTAGCGACGGATGACCGGGATGATCCGCTCTTTCTGAACCGTCCAGTCCAGTAAATTAAATCTGTCCCAATAAACCTGCCGCCCCTTCGCATCGAGGATCGTCAAGACCGTAAAATCTGTGAGCCGTGCCAAATCGAGGCCGGCAAAGTATTCCTTGCCGGGGAGCGGCTCCTCGCGGCATGACCCCAAGCACTCGTTGATGTTCCTGAATACGCCCGCGCTGTTCTCAAGGAACTCGGCCAAGTATTCCTGGCTGAACACATCGACGGGAAGCGATTGCCGGGCCTGCTCGATGTCCTCCGGACTGACCTTTGGATTATCAGCCGTCGGGAATTTCCAACTCTCGAATTCAGGCTGCAGGACGTCCTGCCCGCGAGTCCAAAGCTCATAGAACCAGTTCTTGCCTTTAGGCGTCGAAATAAACAGCACGCGCCCGTGCGTATCGGATACGGCTGGACGAAGGATTGCTTCCCATACTTCGCGCTTAACCCTAGCCGCCTCGTCCACGACTACGCGATGCAGTCCTTCGCCGCGCAGGTTGTCCGGGTTGTCGGCACTCTTGAAGGTCATGGCCGCGCCGTTGATGAACTCGATCCGCATCTCGGAATGGGAGATGTTCTTGAACACGTCCTCGGCTCTGCCCTTGTGCGCCGCCGATAGAAATGTGCGGAATGCCATTTTGCCCTGCGAGTAGATCGGGGAGACATACCAGTTCTCTCTCGGTCGCTCGCACGCCCCCGCCAATAACCAATTCAGGCCCGTCAGCGATTTGCCGAATCGCCTTCCGGCGTCGAGAATTAGGAACCGTTCTTCGGCAGAGAATATGGCGGCCTGACTTGGGCGCGGAGAAAATCCGAGAATCTTCATTCATCCCCGTTGCCGTTCGAGCCGAAATCGAAGGTGAGGACGTGAGCAACTTCGCCGGAGTGCGAAACATCCAGCGCAAGAATCTTCGGATAGATGTCTCGGTAGAATGATTCCATGTTACGCGGAGTTCGCTTAGCCCATGTCGTCATGCCGCGCACTCCGCCGAGCGCCTCGAATACGGCCCCGATATTTTCCTTGGCCGCCCTTGAAAGTTTATTTTTCGTCCCCTTCGGGCGTCCGGGATGAGAACGCAGAACAGCGCCCGTTATGGGCGAGACTGCATTGCCCTTGCTTTGTTTATTCACTTGCTTTCTGGTTTCTCCATCAGCACCACGAAAATTTCCTGATCGGCCTTCATCAGGCCGTTAATGTCCGCGACAAGTGCATCGTCAGCCGCATTGAACTCCAGCGTTAAGAGGCCGCCTTTATCCAGACTGACCAGACTCTTGATCTCCAACTTTTTCATAAGTGCAGGGAAAGCGACACGTTTATGGTTCATGATTTTCATGCTTTATTTGTGGGCGGCATCAACGCAGGACGAAACCTTTTGTCTAGCCGCCCATCGTGATTACATTAGGCGTGGCGACTTTCACCCGTTACCGGATGCTGACCGTATCGCCACGTCCGAATCGTCCCGCCCGCACACGCATACGGCTATGCGATCCCGGGCTTCGGGCGAGACCTTTATACACCACGTTTCTTAGGAAGGCTGGACGTTCATGGGGTAACATCTGACAATTCCCAGGTAAATAAAATTACTTTAATAAGCGCGTTCGTTATGAAAGCGGATCAGGCTTCGCTTTAATAGATCAAATCCGCACCATCATCCCCACGAGCGTGCCGACGGATGCCCCGAGCGCATATGCAAAGAATAATTCCGGACGCCTAGCCTCTATGCCTTTCCGTGTAACCAGAAAGGGTATAATCGTGACCACAAAGGATAAGGCCATTGCATAAGGAACTAGGCCATGAGATACGGCGCGCAAATAGAGAACGACAAGTACGTCTGTGCCCGCGCCCAGTCCGAAGAAACCGGCAAGGCTCGCTATTCGTCGCCGTAAGCGGAGGTTCATCGGGTCTCTCGTGCGCGATCACGTACGCCTCTTAAACCACCGCCACACAACTAGCAAACAGAACCCGAGCGCGAGTAGTGCGCCGATGTTCAAGGGGGTCAACTGGAGTTTTAGCGCAAACGCTATGTCTAAATACTCGGGGATAAGATTCATGGACGCTTCCCCTTTAATTCCGCGATGTCATCCTTCATGTTCTGGATATCCTTGCCGATACCAACAATCGCCATGTTAATGCTGTTGATAGCCTGCTCATGCTGGTCGCATCTCACGGGGTTCTCATCAAGTCCCCTGGCCCTCGTGAACGCCTTTTCCTTCATTCTCCAATAATTCACAAGAGCAAATGCTGTAGCACCCAACAGGATCCCGACGACCTCGGCGATTTTCAGGGCGAGCGGGAGATTCATTTGGCTTTCCCCTTCAGTGCTGAGTATCCGACATAGCCGGCGGCAGCCAAGACGAGGCCGGTCTTGACATTCCCGACAATCCGCGTCCATCGGAGCTTCCGCTCGGACGCCTTCCAGCCCTTCTCCGCCAGCGTGCGCAGGCGTGTCTCGCCTTCATACTTCTGCTTCCAGGATTCGCTTATCGTAACCTGAGCGTCATACTTTGCGGACCCATCGGCGATGATGGCGTCCTTCTCTGCGATGACCGTCTGCGCCAAGCTGAACTTGTCCGACCACGCCTTGACCTGTTCTTTGAGGTTTGCCACCTGCGCGGGGAGGTCACCACTTATTTCTAACTGTTTGAGTTTTTGTCCAAGTGCTTCGAGATTCGCATCCTTCCGGCCAATGGCGTTGGTCATGTGACCAATGGTCTCGACCTTCTCGGCGATCTCCTTATCCTTTTGCCCCACGGTCTCGGTCATCTGGGCGATTTGTATGGTAAGCGCTTTGCCGTTTACTCGCTCTTGAGTAAGTGCTTCTTCATACTTCCCGATGGCGATGGAGTACTTATCGTGCAGGCGCAGGCCGTCTATGACGGCAACGGTCAAGGCCAGGGCGAGACCCAGCGCGACCCAGTATATCGGGCGAACTTTCATGGTTGGTCATTCCCGGGCCAATATCCGGTATCACGCCCAAATCTGAAATCTAATGTGATTCCGAATATTAACCACCCGAGGAGGATAAAAATATTACAGCCCTTGCGTCGGAATGGGCATCCGTCTCCATCTAGATCGGGAGCGAAATTATGTTTTTCAATATCAATCCGCACAGCCGGGATTAAGTCTACGGTAAGGGATTGAGAATCATCGCCGGGATCTCCGGTCGTATAACCCGACATCCACCCATAGGCCTTGATCTTCATGGCAATCCTACCTCATGCGGAATCCCGAAAGGTTTGCTCGTATCAGCCAAATCAAGGGTTAGGGTTTGATCCTCAGAGACAGATACCCAACCCAACCCACCACAACCATGACAAGTTCGCGGCATTGGCACGGCCGTATTCATGGGATCGGGAGGATCGGTATATTTACCCGTTCCATAACACACGGGACAACGTTCTGCTTTCATTTTGTCTCCGTCAGATTTGCGTCAGATTATCGACCATTGCCTCCCGCGACCTGAACCAAACTATAGGCACTCAACGCTCCGATGATGACCGTCACTGCGAAGCTGATCGCGGCGAAGGTGAGCGGCAGGCCCTCATTCAGGAACTTATAGAGGGTTACCCCGATAGACGCTAGAATGACCAGCACTCTGGCGGCTGTCCCCTGAATGAAGTTTGGGAGCAGTTTCTTGAAAAACTGCACGATGCCCATGACCAGGGCGATGGCTGCAATTTGGGTCATGTTGACCTCCTTAAAAATTTATTCGGTGGCGTCTCGGACGCGGGCCGAGTCTCTTCGAATTCGATGAGCCACGCCAGGTATGTTTGCGCCTTGGCAAGATCGGCAATCGGCGTTCCCTTGTAGCGATAACGCGAGATGTATTTTATGATCTGCCCCTTGAGATAGCCGCGGTATTCATCCGGCGTGAAGCTTGACTCCATAAAGTCAATCGGCTGAATTATGCTCCGATCATAATGGGAGACGTGCGGTTTGTTGGTCGGCATTATAAGTTCCCGTCCGGCACGGCTCCGGCCCCGTAGTAAATCGGCATGTTCAATTCAACAGCAAGCTGGTGTTCCATTTGCGCGCCTTCCGATTTCTCCCATCCGACCAGCATGCAAATCGCGTCGCACCGTCGAATGATTTCTAGGTCTCCGGCGATCCACGTACTATCCGGTAGGTATCCATTGAACCCGTGCGTATTCTTATGCGGACAGATGACCGCCCAACCTTTGCGCCACAGTTCCAGCGCCGCTTCCTCAGCCCGCCGTACGTTTCGAAGAATATCCCATTCGGTCTTAGCTCGGTAAGGACCGGCAACATATATGATGAGCTTCATTCGGCTTTCTTCTTCCCTTTCGGCTTAGTCGTCCAGACTGCCGACACCTTGCCATCGCCTAGGTCAATCAATTTCAAGCGGATTCTCTCATCGGCGACAAGGCCATACGATTGTATGCGTCCGGCAAACATCCATCCGGCAAAGATGGGGCGCTTCTCGCCTTTAATGGGTCCAACCGCGATGGGTTTACACGGCATGAACATATAGCAACTATGGGATGCCGTTTTCTCCATGCCGCATTCGAAGCGTGGATGGATACCGGTCTCAAGAAATATGCTTCTATGTTCGCAACGCCAGCAAAGGCCCGTGCCAATTTCTTTTTCGGCAGTTTTCAAGCGATCCCCCGCATTTCCTGCAATGCTTGGTAGAAATCCATCCAATAGTGACGATCTCCGATAGTGGTCTTCGTGTGGCATTTAATACACAAGGTAATCAAGTTAGGTGGATTACTATTCCGTTGGTGATAATCAATATGATGAACGGCATGAAGACGTCCGTTTTCAGGCAGATAACATTCTGGGTTTTGGCATAAATGGTCGTCCCGTTTGCGAATCATCTTTTTTAAATCGGCGGTAAACTCCAGCCCATAGGGTGTATGTATTCCCCCGCGCCAAGCAGAACTATTAGGCCCAGAGTGATTCTCTCGATATTCCGAAGAATGTATAACGGTTTGAAATATGGGACTATTCCTGATACCATCGCTAGTCTTTTTTCTTTCCTCGGGATTAGCCCAACGCTTCTTCATGGCCTCCCGTAGGTTCTTTTTATGTTCTGGCGATCTTATGGCAACTTGGAATGCAATACTATTCTTTAAGGCTGTGCTTTGTTTCTCGCGCATCCCCGGTATCTCATAATATTTTTTCCTGAGTTCACCCTGCCTCTCGCGCATGCCGGGTCTCACGTTGACTTTCTTCGATATCTCGCTCATCTTCTTCCGTGCTTCGGGGTTCTCCCAACGCTTTATTGCGGTCATACTTGCCTTCGCCCGAATTTCCCGGGTTCGGACGTAGGTCTGCCTTCGCTTTGCAGCAATGCTTATTTTAGTCCGGGCTTCTGGGGTATGCTTATATCCTTTCATTCCGTCCCCGGCACGGGAAGAAATACGTCCCCGTTCTCTTGCTTTTTCATGTCCTCCAGCATCGCTATCTGGCGTCGGTACGTCTCTATCTTTGCGCATTCAAGGGCACCCACTATGTCGTTGAATGTTTTATAGGTGCCTCCATGATTGCCGAGATAGATTTGCCCGAGCATCGTGATGAGGAAATTGAGTTCCCCGGCTGTATCGATTCGCAGGTTCTTTGTCTTCTCAAGGAAGTCCTGAAAACTCTCTCTACGTGCGGAGACAATGTAGGGCATTATGCGTCTCTCAGCCAAAAATCAAAGTCGGTATGTTCGTTGAAAAGATATGGATATCCATTTTTCAGCATGAGAAACCCATTCGTCCATTCAGGGTGAATTGTCGTTTTCAGGTTTTTATATTCGATCTTTTCTTTGTCGAACATTCCGCCGATATCGGCTACATAATACTTGCCGCTGATGTCATATCCATAACCCATAAAATGTCCATGCGTGTTAAGAATATTCTTGTGATACTTGGCGGCGAGAAGCTTAGCGACCCGTGTGCTTACCGTACTATAACTTTTCGGATGGACACACAGCCATTCATCGCCAATCGTAAGTCGATCATAAAGAGAATATTTGAATCGTTTCCCATACTCCGGACCAGCCCAAAGCTCAAAAAGATAGCGCGCTTGAATGAGCCCGTCGGTCTGTCGTCCGAGCCGATCCTCATGGTTCCCTTTGACGACGACGATCTCCTCGAACTGGGCGAGAAGCGATTGAATGAGTCGCTTGTTTTCATCGGCCTCATCATCTATGCCCGGTTTATGGTCGCTGTAATAATGAGAGGCGAAACCGAAATCAACGAGATCACCTACCACCACGAGTTTCTTGATACTGAAATGTTCGGCTATCATTAAGCTTCGATAGTGCCAGAGGGTGCTGAAATAGGGCGAATGGTAGTCAGCCGTGATGATATAGTCATTCATCGGAAGTTTTAGGTCGCCCTTGAAAACGGGAATGTCGAAGTTCTCTTCCAGCATTCCCACGGGAATCTTGCCATGGCGACGGATGGCATTATCGATGCATTGGGTAGGTTGTTCAAAGGCGGCGGCAATATCCCGGGCCGCGCATCCCGCGGCAACCATCTCGCGCAATTTCGCCAGAGCCTCCGGCGTCCAATAAAACCGAGGCCGACCGGCCTCCGCTAAGATGTCTATGTCAGCCTCCTATTCATCCGTTCCACCGGGCTCCTTCGTGCCATGCCCGTAGTACGCGGGGGATAATTCGATAGCCGGTGTCCAAATGACAGAACGTCGCCTTTTTTGTGTAAACGCCCATACGGAGATTTGGAGCCATGAGATTGACGGTGGTGACTAGTGAATAAATTTCATCAATATCCTTCGC